GTGCTGGTGGAGGTCGAAATGCGACTGTTCAAGGAAATGTTGGCGGCGCTGGTCACGCTTCACACCAAATTGGTGGTGGTGGCGGGGGTGCTGGTGCGGCTGGATTTGCTGGCGGAAGTGGAGCGACTGATGGCGATGGCGGCGTAGGTTTAGCTTCAAGTATTTCAGGATCATCTGTTTTACGATCTGGTGGCGGCGGAGCGGGTTCTTATGGAACAGGCAACGATGCTATTGGAGGTCTTGGAGGAGGCGGTGCGGGTGGCTTTGGGTTAAACAATGACGATGGAACCGCTGGAACTGCCAACACTGGCGGAGGCGGAGGCGGATCAGGTGGAAATAATTCAAACGGCGATGGCGGCGCTGGTGGATCAGGTGTTGTTATCATTAGGTACAAGTACAAGTAGGGGCTAAGTAAGATGAGTATAGATCAAGTTAGCGCGTCCATAGGTGAACTAAAGGCAGAAGCAGCTTCCTCTAAGAATCAACGTGCTGCCCTGTTTCTTCAGGTAGCGGACATTAAAACAATGGTTGCTGATCTAACTGTTGTGATTCAAACAAATATAACTAAGGATGATATAAAAATCGAAGAAATTGAAAAGGACGTTAAGTCACATGGGTCCTCCATTGGAGAACTTAAGAAGTTTAAACAACGTATGCTCATTGGTATCGCCGCTATTGGTGGTACTGGTGGTATAGTCGGAGCCTTGACTACTGGTTTAGCAAATAAACTAGGGCTAGGTTAATCAACTCATATATATATAAAGGAACATAATATGCCAATTACAATCGTACCAAAAAAGAAACCAAAGAAGACCCTTGCGAAAAAGAAAAGCCGAAAAGTTAAAGGCTACTAATATCATAAGGTTAATCAACTCATATACAAAGGAACATAATATGCCAATTAAAATACACGTACCAAAATATAAAATTAATTCAAAAACCTCTACTGCCACACTAAAGAAGAAACCTAAGAAGAAAGTAAGTCGGAAAGTTAAAGGCAACTAATATCATAAGGTAAAAAGTATGGCTGAGTTTGGAAAGAGAAGCGAAGAGTGTTTAGAGTCTTGTGATGAACGTATACAGCTGGTACTTAGGGAAGCGATAACGCATTATGACTTTGCAGTTATCAAAGGACATAGAGGGGAAGATGAGCAGAATGAGGCATTTAGAAATGGCAATAGTCAGCTTAAGTTCCCCTCTAGTAAACATAATAAACACCCTTCTCAGGCGGTGGACATAGTACCTTACCCTGTAGATTGGGATAACCAAGCTAGGTTTAAAACACTTGCTCAGGTAATCAAAGGATCAGCTGAGAAAGTAGGAGTAGAAGACTTACATTGGGGCTATGACTTATGGCAGTGGGACGCACCACATTGGCAACTAGGGAAATAACATGGCAAAAGATAAAATACATTTCTTACCGAGCGGAGTCCCATATACAGGACTTACTCATAAAACAAATGGTAAGCTAATGTCAGGGGCAAAGCATACAAAGACTAGCAAGATGCTTTCTCACACTAAACCTAAGAAGAAAAAAGTAAGGAAAGTATAATGATTGGGGCAATCATACAAGGTGTCTTAGGCGTCGGAAAGACATACCTTAAGAACAAAGGTGAGGTTGCTCAAGCTAAACATATTCGTAAGCTTACAGCTATCGAAGGAGATCAGGCTTGGGAGATAGAGCAGGCTAAGAACCAAGCAGGTAGCTGGAAAGATGAGTTTGCTCTAGTAGTAATCATCTCTCCATTCATAGCTATGTTCGTAGCCTCCATCACTGGTAATATAGAGATGGTCAATAGAATAGGGGATGCTTTTGTAATCCTTAAGACTGACGTACCGGGAGAATACTGGTATTTACTTGGTGTAGCATTTGCATCTACATTCGCAATCAAAGGTGTTCCGTCTATGCTTAATAAAATTAGAGGTAAATAATGTCATACAGAACTATAGTAAATAAAGTCTTACGTAGACTTCGGGAATCATCAGTATCAGCTGATTGGATTGGTGATCTTGCCGCTAATTCTGAAGTAGATGACTATGCTCAATTGATTGGTGACTTCGTTAATGAATCTAAACTTAGTGTTGAAGATGCATGGAAGTGGACCACGTTAAGATCAGTGGTAACTATAACTACTTCAGCAGCCACTAATGCCTATACAATCACAGGAGCTACAGACCGTAGTAAGGTTCTACAGGTGATTGACAATACAAACAACTTCACCCTACAGCTAATGTCAGATGAACAGTTCTATGACTACAAGTTCATTGGTAATCAAACGGACAGTAACCCTATTGCCTACCGTATCAATGGGACAACGATGGACTTCTACCCACAACCTAGTGGCACATTCGACATTAAAGTACACATTGTAATACCTCAGTCAGACCTTACAGAAGCCGCTACAGAGCTAACCGTACCTGAGCTACCAGTAGTCCTAGGGGCATATGCTCTAGCACTTACTGAACGTGGTGAAGATGGTGGCGCTGGTGTGGGTGTAGTAGCCGCTAGATTCGATAGTACATTATCTGATGCAATAACTCAAGATGAGTCACGTACAGTGAATGAAACGGTATGGTATGCCAGTTAAGCCGCTACGTCCCACACGCTTAGACGGGTTAGGTTCTAAGGGACTTAACACTCAGGCCAGTAGTTCTACTCTAGGACCAGAGTGGCTAACTGAGGCATCTAATGTAGTCTTTGACTTTCAGGGACGAATAGGTCCACGACATGGTATTAAGGCTGTATCTAAAACAGTAGCTGCACCTATTAAGTCTATTGGTGAATACATTAAATCAGATCGTACAACTGCTTACTACGTAGGCTCAGGCTCCGCTATATACTTACGTAATACCGCAACTGTACCTGAGACCCTCACAGCGCAGACCTTTGCATCTTCACCACAGACCATTAGTAATTCTAATTGGCAGTGGATAAACTTTAATACAGAGTTCTGGGGCATACAGGCTGGACATTCTCCTATTAACTTAACGGGTACTACATGGACTGATGTAATTGACTTAAGTACATATGTAGCCTCTACCGGAGTAACCACCTTCGATCCTAACTGTGCATTAGGGGACTTTGGACGTATGTGGTACGGTGGTGTCACTGAAGATTCTGGTACTCTATACTACTCAGATAACCTCATTGGTGAGAAGTTAAATGGTGGTGCGGCAGGGGTAATTGATTTACATACTGTATGGGGACAGGATGAGATTGTTGGATTAGCTTCCTTAATGGATAAGATTATTATCTTTGGTAAGAACAATATAGCTATCTACTCAGGTGCATCAAACCCTTCAGCTATGGTCCTTGAGGAATTAATCAAGGGTGTAGGGTTAGCGGGAAGAGACAATATAGTCTACATGGGTGCAGACTTGCTATTCCTTAGCTACGAAGGTCTACAGTCCCTATCTCGTATCACACAGACAGACGGTAAAGCTCCTCTGACTGACATGAGTATTGCTGTACGTAATACTTTAGCGTTCTACCTATCTACAGCGGACTTAACTACCATCAAGACAGTGTATCATAAGAAAGAAGGTCTTGTGATTACCTTTGTTCCCGACAGTAAGCTGGCCTATGTATTCGACTTCTCATCTGGACAGCTACCTAAAGTGACTACGTGGAACTTTGCTACTGCTCCTTTATGTGGCGTAAGCACTATAGGTGGTGAGTTAGTTGTTGGTTCAGCTACGTATGTCGCTAAACTTGAGGGTTTTGCTGAGGTAGATATTACAGACACTACATCAACTAACGCAAATCAGACTGCATGTGAAGCTGTAAATGGAGTCTGGGATGGATCAAAATGTTGGTCTAGTTCAAACAGGTTATATAACTACACATGGTCTACGGCTTGGTTAGACTTAGGTGAACCAGCTGTCACTAAGATACTTAGGACTGCTTACTTCTCCTACACTGGAGGTAGAGGGTCAGCTACGTCCTTAAGTCTTTATGTAGATCACGATTCAGTTAATCCATTAACTAAAAACTTTAACTTAGCTCCAGCTGAGGACTACGCAACTTATGGAGCCGCAGATTCATTCTACGGTGTATCTAAGTTTACTTCTAAAGTTGGACCTGTAGAGTACAAAATACCATTAGGACGTACAGGTAAAGTGATTAAGATGAAGATGGTTACTGAAGTAGTAGGCGATTATTCAAGTCTTGTGTCTATGACACTATTGACTAAACAAGGTAAGATAAGGTAAGGATATAACATGGATTGGTTAAAGAATTTAGGGAGTTCCGTTGGTGGTTTGTTCTCAGGGAGTCAAGCCGGGAATAACCTCTTTGGTTCTTTATTGGGAGGCGGTCTAAGCTACTTAGGCGCTCAGGAGACAGGGCAGTCGGCCCGTGAAGCTGCACAGATGCAGGCTAATGCTTTAACGCAGAATGCCAATGCAGCTATGGCTCAAGCACAACCGTGGTCCGTAGGGGGCTTAGGTGGTACTGCTCAGTTCGATGAGGGCAGTAGGTCCATTATGCAGAACCTATCACCACAGCTGAGTAACATATACCAAGGCGGTCTTGACCGTAGTGGTATCTTTGGTGGACAAGCGACAGCCTTAAGTGCTGATCCATTTGCCGCACAAGAGCAATTCTATAATCAACAGCAAGAGTTCTACCAGCCAGAAGAGGACCAGCTACGTACTGATCTAGAGACACGTCAGTTAGCTCAGGGACGCTTAGGTAGCACCGGAGGAGCTAGACAGTTTGGTCAACTTGAGCAGGCTATAGGCCAAGGACAGACACAACGTAGGAATGCTGCCTTTGGTCAAGCTCAGGGACTTATTGATAGTCTACTTGGGCGTGAGTCTGGTGACATTGGACAGTCTGTAGGGTTGCTTAATATACCTCAGGGAATGGCTTCTCAAGGGATGGGATTAGGTGCAAGCTTAGGTGATCAAGCGAGTGCGGGATTAGCTTCACGCGCATCTGGAGCGCAGTCACTTGGGCAGGCATTTGCACCTAGTTCTATGGGTACTGCATTGTCTGGGATTGGTGGGATGTTCTCAAATCCGTATAAACCGCCTCAGACACAGAAACAAACTCCCTACGCTGGTTACATGGGCGCAAGCGGCAACGACACAGGTACAAGAGGCTTTTATTAAGTGCTACCATATAAGGATAACAAATGGCTATTGCTAATAATAATGTAGGTGGTATGACGGGCGGTAGTCTTCCTGATTGGTTGGCTGATTGGCTTCTTATGCAACAAGGTGGAATACCTCAGACTTCTGGATTAGAGTCCATTACAGAGACACCAGAGAACCCTTACTTAGGTCTCTTTTCTGGTTCTTCTATAGGGGATGATGTTCTTCAAGGTAGTGAAGAGGGTGACGGGTTTTCTTCTACATTTGATCAATTAAACAGTAATCAACTTACTACGCCAAACATGCAACAGTTAGGATCAGATATTGTAGGTGGTGTTGTGGATAACTTAGGTGCCTTAACTGGTATCTCTATGTTGGACTATGCTCCAGAGGCTTTAGAGTACGGGAAGAAGGGATATAACTACTTAACAGACCCTAGCGGACCTCCCTCTATAGGAGGCATAGGTACTAGTCTTTGGGAAGGCGCTATGGATATGTTCGATAGTGCATCTAAGGAAGTCAATAGCTTTATAGACAATCCTGTGCAAAAAACAGTAAACGCTCTTGGTTTTAGAACGGGTGATGAAGCTGGGGTGTATTCTAATGTAGGGCTTGCGGCCTCTAATATTGGAACTGCGGCAGAAAGGTCCACTCCTTTAACTGGGTTGTTTGGAACTTTAGCGGCTGGAGGTGCTGGTCTTTTTGAGACAAAACAGCTTAATGAGGCAATGGGGCGTAAAGGGAAAACAGCTGACGGTTTGTTTGAAACTTGGGAGGGTGTTCCTGAAGAGGATCAGCTTGGATTCTTGGATCAAATAAATGCATGGCTAACTCCTAATTCATTAAACAGTATTGCCACAGACCGTTTTTCATATGCTAACAGTCCTGAAAACTTTGCTAACTTTCCCGGTACAACACCGTCTATAACACCTACACAAGCATTCTATAATGCTCAAGCATCTTCAGCGGGAGGTAACTGGACAGGAGAATCTATAAGTAATCCTAATGCCGCTAATAACCCGTATGGCCCTCAGTTTGGAGGGGCGCGTACAGCTATGACTCCTGAAGAAGTACCAGCGGTCTTTGCTAGGGCAAATGCTATAGCGGCACAGCAAGCGGCAGCGGCTGCGCAAGCACCTTATGCTGTTAGTAATCTTGCAGCGCAGCCTACTGATCCGAGTTACTATGGAACTTATACACCAGATGCTAGTGGCGGTGGTGGTGGTTTCTCAGGCGGCTACAACGATAATGACACATCTTATTCAGAAGGTTGGGATTAATATAATATGGCACAGAATCAAATGCAGGGTTTATTTACAGGCGCGGGTGTAAACGATGTATACGCACTACAGAGACAAGAGCGTGATCAGAAGGTACGTCAGGCTATGGCGGACAGCGCAGGGGCTGGAGGCAACTTCTATGCTAACCTTCAGGCTCAGGCCAACGAGCAGATGTCTCAGGCACTCCAAGGTGGTGTACGTGGATTGCTACAGGGTACTGACTTAGCTCCCGCAGAGGACCCTAGGTTAGCAAGTGCGCGGAAGCGTGAAGGTGATCGTAATGACATCAATCAGATGCTTGCGGGGTTTAAGTCCGACGATGGAAAGATATCTGAGCAGGAACTTAAGCAAGGATATGCAGAGCTTATGTCTCGTGGATATCCTCAAGAGGCTGCATCGTTCCTACAGCAAGCCCAGAGTATGCGGAAGTTGGATATAGATACTGCTAAAGCCAACGCTGATATGCTTGCAGCACGTAATAAAGGGAGGCTCTCAGGAAGTAAGCTGAAGTTTGAAGGAGATACTGTCAGAACTACTGATGGAGGTACTTGGACATTAGCTAAGGCCGAGGATGGTAGTTTAGTCCCACAGAAAATTGGGGGCGAAGGTGGTCCAACGTTTAATCCAAAGGGTGCTGTAATAACAGTCAAAGGTAAAACACCTGAAGAAGAAGTAGATCATGCTTTTAATATAAAGTCAGCTGAAGTGTGGGCAGAAGAGAAGGGTGATTTACGTAAAGCTGTTGATAAACAAAGAACAGGCCTTGGATTAGCTAAACGTGCTTTAGAGTTACTCCCTCAGATTAAAACAGGAGGGATAACTAAGATAAGTGATTCCGTTACTGATTTCTTTGGGCTAACTGATGCTAATCGGGGTGAATTCACTAACGTAACTGGTGAAGTCCTTATTAACAAGATTGGAGAGTTTGGCTCTAACCCTACTGAAGGTGAACGTGCGTTTCTTGAACAGGTATCAGCAGGAATGCGTCAAGGTTGGGGGGTTAACGAAGCAATTCTAAAGCGTCTGGTTAAGATATATGGAGCTTCGCTTAAACGTACATCAGGTTACTTAGGTATGAACTTCACTGAGGTCAATAAAGCTAAAGCCGCTGAAGCGTCTGCTATGGCTGATGACGCACAGAGCTTGCTTGATGCTTGGGGGGCTGAAGAGGCTACTGAAGAGGCTTCTGTAGTCCCTTTACCAGAGTTTGCTGATAGGGTTATAGGACAGAAATACCAATCACCTAATGGTCTTTTAACGTGGACAGCAGAAGGATGGGTTCAGTAATGGGAATGACGGATAAAGAGGCTTGGGCGGCCCCTGTTAAGAAGAAGGCTATGTCCGATACGGAAGCTTGGGGAACACCTGAGGTAAACACAGCACCACAACCTAGACAACGTGAGCGCCCTATGATCATGCCGGGAGGTATGGGGTTCCCCTCTATGCAGCCTGAGCAAGCTATGGAAGTAACCCCTAAGATGGCAGGGGACGCTACACTTGGTAACGCAGCAATGATTTTAGGTACAGCGGGATCATTTTCTCCTGCTCCTATAGTTACTGGTGCATTAGGCTCAATGGCTGGAGGTGCTATTGAAGAATGGTATGGGGGAACAGATGATCAATGGGATAGAGCATTTAAAGAAGGGGTGTGGTCTGTAGGTATTGATTTAGGTTTAAAGATGGTTCCTAAACCAGCAATGGCTGCTTGGATATTAGCACAAAAAGCACTAAAAAGGTCACCTAAAGAAGCTGCTAAAGCCACTAAAGCTGAGTTTGCTAAAGGGGAAGCAGGGGAATTTGGTTCAGCTTCCTCTAAAATACAAAGCCAAGAGATAGCAGCTGCAAATGACGCTACAATTTTAGAGTTCCAATTAGGTAAAGAATTTAGTGAAAGCACTGGAAACGCTCAAGCCGTTGCTGAAACAAGTCTCTTAGGTAGAGATATATTCAAGAAGAACTTTGACAAGATCAATAATATTGTACAGAATCGTATGGATACTTTGTTTCAGAATAAACAACTAGCTCCTGATGAATTAGGACAAAATTGGTACGATGCAACTCAACAGGCCCGTAGTGTTAAGATTGTGCAATACACTGATGGTCTAATTGAGCAAGGTAAACAATTAGGTAAATCAAGTATAGAAATAGCCCCTATGCGTACAGGGTTAGAAAACTTCATGCGTTACGGTAAAAGTGGAAAACCGGGAAGTCCAAGAGGGTATTCCAGTAGCACTAAAGTAAGCCAGCTAACACCTGATACACAGAAAGTATATTCTCAGTTATTTGAGGAGTTAGGTAAGACCTCTAACGGTCAGAACTTAACTAAAACGTCCCCTAAATTCCTATTAGAGTTTGACGGTATTGTTACTAAGTTGGTTTCAGAGGCAAGACACTCTAACCCTAATGGACTTACCTCTGCATCTGACAGACAATTAGCGGATTTACAGACATACATGAAGAAAGTTGTCCATAAAGAATTAAAGAAACGAGACAGCGGTGTAGCTAAGGAATACATGAAACTAAAGAAGTCTTATGGCGATTCGATGAATATTCTCTTTCCTGAGATTAATAACTCTGTAATTAGAAGTGGTAATAAAGATTCGTTTGATGTCATAGGACGTATGTTTACACAAAGTAAAAGCACAAGTCGTATAAAGAAAGCTATGAATAGTCTTGAGGAAGCGTATCGAATTATTGATCCAAAAGATATACCGGAAGGTGGCTTTAAAAGCCTTAAGGATGCTAAGAAGTCAATCAGAGCTTCATTTGTAGATAGTACCTTAAAGAAGGAAGGTGTTGGAATTGATGCTAAAAGTTATAGTAAATTTGCTCAAGAAATGAATAACGCAGATACTAAATCAAGAGTTCAAGCAGTCATGGGGGAAGATTTTAATTCCTTCCGTAAAACAGTAAACTTAATGGCGGACGCCTCTATATCCCCTACGTCTGGTTTTGCTCAGTTATTCTTGAATAGTAAACAGTTTACAGCTGTTACACAGATGGCGGCAATGCCAGCGGCAGTAGCGTCAGGTGCTTTTGTAGGCGCTCCAATAGCCACAGTTGCTTCAGCTGTAATCCTAGGCGCACCTTGGATAATGGCTAAGGCTATGAATAACCCTAATAATATCAACAAACTTATTAAACTACATAAACTAGACCCCAATAAGATGAGTAAAGAAGCATTCGCCCGTCGAGCTTTACTAACCCTTAGACAAATGACTATGCGAGAAGAGGAGTTTGATGCTATAGAAGAATATGTTACTGATTGGTATAATGATGCAGCAACTACGTATGATAGATTGGTAAAATAAATGGGAATGTTTACAGAACTAGGGAAGCAATATGACCACAGAGAGAAGCAACTGTCTCAGGCAGTTTCTTTAGGGGGTGATGATCCTAGAGCATATCTACGAGGCGCTGGAGCATTAGCGGGAGGCCTAGGTGATCTTATGGCTGCACCTTTTGAAGCTCTTACTCCTGAATGGGCTGAAAAACTTATAGGAGAAGGGGCTGAATACGTACTAGAGTCTAAAATAGGACAGTACGGACAGAAGTTAGCTAAAGAAAACCCTGAGGCCGCTAAAGACTTAGGGGCTGCTATTAATATTATGGGCGTAATTCCTATTGTACGGATACTTACTAAAGCAGGATTAGGGGCTATTAAAGGAGCAGCTAAGACTCCTAAAGGTTCTAGTCTTAAGACAATAGGAAGGGAAGCTTTCTTTGGTGGTTTACCTGATTTTGCCTCAGACGTTGCACGTAACATGAATACTCATGTCCGTGGTGGTATGTTTGGGGACGCTAAAGATTTAGTCACTATGATGGGAACACCTAAGAGTAAATCAGATAAGTTTAGATCACTATATGAAATAAGTCAAGGACGTAATAAATTTATAGGGTCAGGGTTTAACTTCTATTCTCCAGCCGCTCCCTTAGCCGTTGCAGGGGAAGCACTTAATGCAATTCCCGGTACGTTAAGAGAGGCTATAAGTCCTTCCCGTTTAGCACGTAGGGAAGAAACAGGATACTCTAATAACTTCTGGGATGAAGCTGAAAAGCTCCGTAAAGATCAGGACAGATCAGGGGTATCTGGGGCAGAAATGATGCAACAACAGATGTCTCAAGGTATTGATAAAATACAGCCTAAATTAAGACCGCATGGCTCTCCTTTAGAGATAGATCAACGTATAGGCAAGCCGTTAGATATGAACATCGACGGGGAAGCTATAAAAAAGGTAAGTATGAAGGGGATGCCAGATGATATTGCGTCACATCATTTAGATCACGTTAGTACCGTATGGGGTATCCCTTCTTCAGAGACAACTAAAGTTATGACCATGAGGCCGGGGAAGGGTGGTGTAGGTATGGAAGCTTCAGGGGCTGCCTCAACATCTGCACCAATAACACGTAGATGGGAAGATGGTTCGTTATTAAAAACGTATGCTAAAATGACAGGTAAGAAAGAACTATCTGCCATAGATCATATTGAGACTACTCAGATTGCAGGAGCAGTCAATAAAAAGAACAGAGAGAAACTACATAAGCATTTTAAAGACGTTATATTTGGAGAACAAATAGGAACTCGGGTAAATCGAAAACATTCTGCTTTTCGGACAATAAAAGCATCTATTGATAGTAAAAAAGGAGCTAACGTACTTCCTGAAGGCAAGCTAATGGACCTACTATTAACTGCTCGACATAAAGAAAGCCAAGGAATACCATTAGGGGCGCAGGAACGCCGCTATATTGATGGTTGGAAAGCTATTGGTTATCCTTTAATGCAAGTAAAAGATTACTCTGGTAATGTTGTATCTAACAAAGTTAAGAATGACATTAAAGAACCTGTTGGAAAGTATATTACAGGTACTGGTAGTCACCTTTCTAGAGATAAAGAGAAGGGAGGTGTAAACTATAAATTTACTACTGACCTAGACAAGAATGAAACACACTTAACCACTTCAGACGCTTCTGACCTTGCTAGTTATAAAGGTCCAGAAGGATCAGATAACATTGTTGTAGTAGTCCCTGCTCAAAAGATTAGACATGGTAAACGAGGAGCTAGTAAAGCAGAGAAAAAGAACTGGGGAACGTCCTCTCCTATTACCTCTAAAGAGTGGAACAAAAGCATGGATGTTTTAAATAATTTAACAGGGGGAAACCTGAAGACTGCCGGGACTACCGCTAAAGCAGTACATAGAGACCTCCTAAAGACCGCTACACCTACGGTTCTAAATAAACACCGTAGGAAAGCGGCCTCTAATGCTGCTCAGATAGGATTATTTACTACTCAAATGGATAACTCACAAGAATGACATATACCATTAACCCACAACAGACCACTTACCTGTAACGTAGTCTTTTCCCGGCATACCATAGTACTCCACTAAAATGCGACAGGCATCTATTACATCCTCAGCATCCTCTTCCTCAAAGACTGTAGAGGATAGCTGAGTGTGTAGTGTGTTCTTAAGCACCTGTACAATTAACCTGTCTGTAGTCTCTTCATCTATTGCTACTGTATACGCCATTACTTTAGCCTCCCTAGGTCATACTTAACACGCTCAAGGTATATAGCACCATCAAGTAACTCTTCTATCGCATGATCAATCCATTGTGTAGTGGACACATCGTTACGCATCATCGTCGTACCGTACTTCTTGATCCCTTCCTTACTACGGTCACTCATACGCTCCATTACTGTATTTACTATTGGGTCTACATCGTGTGAAGTTTTATACATTGTTTAATCCTCTATATAGAATAAGTGTTTACCAATTTGGTCTACGTAAAATAACTTGCCAGCCCAGTAAGGGTTGACGTATGTTGCATGGTAGTGAGTAGCTCCCTCTGTCTCTCCCACTATAGCCCCGTCCAGAGCTAATCTAGCTACCGTGTATGAGGTAGCCTTAGCTGTAGCGTCCCTCATAATCTCATGTTTACCATCACACCAATAGCTAAACTGACACCTATCGTGTACTGTATCGCATATAGATTTAGTAGTTCTAATTAGGACTACGTTAGCTATAGCCAGCTGACCAATGAAGGGTTCTGATCTCCCCTCAAAGTAGATAGCCTCCGCTAGGCAATCAAGGTCAGTCTGTGCATTGTCGGAGGCCCAAGATGAAGCAAGCGTTACCCCTAGTAATGCCCATGCTGTAAGAAGTAACATCAATAACTTCTTCATTTACATTCCTCCCCTACTGTTACGGTAGTATTACCATCACTTCCTACCTGTTGTAGGTATAGTTTATCACCAATCTTAGATGGAGTCAATAGGAAATATGATGTACTCCCCTCAGGTGAAGGGTTTTGTTGTACATTGTGACACCCTACCCATACTAAAGTACCTGTATCGTACTTAGGTGTGATACCACACCCCGTTAGTATGATCCCTAAAGCCAGAACAAATAACAATCTACCCATTAGCCACACTCCTTATTGCCTGTAGCTGGATCAATGAAACATGCAGCACCTTCAATAGGTTCCTCTAGCGGCTCTACCTTATTCAAGATACCGTAGCGTTTACCAGCTGCTCGGAATGTCGTACAGCCCTTGAGCTTACCTTTCCAAGCCTTCATGT